GGGGGACAAGTTTAGACTAGGTAATGAAATTACCTAGGAGGCAAAACCGCCTCGACACATACTTTAATCTAGAGGAACTAACATGCAAGATCATCCGTTAAGAATTATATTCATTAACTTTATAATTCTTGCGCTGGTTCTGTGTGTTACTCTGCTAGATTGGGATGTGCTTCTCCCTGGTGTCTTCCGTATGCTTGGGTACGATTATGAGTGACTTACTCATTCCTGTGCCCCAATATATAGTCGATCACCCGGAGTACGGTGAGCTGGTTTTCTCACGTAGTGCTTACCAGTTTGATAGTGCAAAAGCCGGCACGACAAGTTGGCATTTCGAAATCTGGTTCAAAGGTAAATGCGAGTACACGTACACCGATGAATTCACTTTTAGTGAATTTATGCGGGTACGACGTCTTCGCATCCCTACCGATGTCCAGGTTAATCGTCTTGCCCATTTGTTCTCTGTCGTGACTATGTACGATCGATATGGTGGTGCTTACTTCGCTAGTGTTGATATTGGTCAGTTAGAGTTCCTCGATGATAAGTCGAAGAATCCGCCGATCGAAATTCACCATGAACCGAAGTCGTACAAATCCGTGGTCTCAGACCGTGGATTTACTGTTAGAGGATTATCCGATAACAGGTTGAGTGGTAAAAAGAGCGGAAGGGGAGGAACTTCTCAACCTCGCCCACCGATCGACTCGTCCCAAACGTCATACACTGGCCATGCCGAAAATCTTAACAACTCTGGTGTCTTCTCTGAAGAAGATTCCGTCATTGTTAGGACTACTAAGTATCGCGAGTGGACTGGCGTTAGGACTCCATCGTTCGTTAAGCGGGAAAAAGAAGGGAATCTCCCCGTAAACCCTCATCATGTTCTGATGTGGGAGGAACACGACGGCTACTTCAACTATTTCTCTAGCGGGAATGGGACTAACGAACCCACTCCTTCTATTGCTTATAGTTATGAGCGCTGTCATGTGACTAAATACTACCCAACACCTAGCATAGCAGAGCATAATGCATCTGCAGACACTAAGGCCTTGCAGAAATTGACCCGGAAAGCTAGCGGGATTCGAGCGAATCTCGCTGTTGATTTGGGCCAATTTAGGCAGACCACGAATCTAATCGCTGACTCAGCGAGAAGAATCGCAAGAGCTTTATCCTCCGTTAAAAGAGGTAATAATGCGCAGGCAGCTAGGGAATTGTTTCACCCTGGTCCACCTGCGTATCATTCTTCAAAGAAGAATCGACCTTCCGCTTCGAAAGATCTGGCCAGTAATTGGCTAGCTCTCCAGTACGGTTGGAAGCCTCTTCTGAATGATATTCACGAAATGGTTGAACTATCTCGCGAACGCGCTCCTAGAGATGTTGTTAGGACTAGTGCCATGTCGAAAGTCAGCCTGCGAAACGAGTCACCATTTACTATTTTCGGGTCACCCTCGGCGCATGCGGGCATCCAAGGTTCTTATGGATACTCTCAGTGCACTTATGGGCTCCGATTTAAGGTGAATAGTACTTTATTGCAATACCTGGCTCAGACTGGCTTTACAAACCCAGTTAATCTTGCCTGGGAATTTCTTCCGTATTCCTTCGTTGCTGATTGGTTCCTGCCGATTGGTCCCTATCTTGAGACTTTATCGTCTTGGGATGGGTTAGACTTCGTCGGCGGGTATCAAACCAGATTTACGAAATGTACGGATTTTTGTCACGTCAGCTTTGATCATATCATTCCCCAGAGTTATGTTCATCAGATTGGGACTGGTGCGTGGTCTAGAAATGTGGTGAGACTCGATCGGACTCCCCTTCCGGGGTTTCCGGTTCAAAATCTTCCTGCTTTCAAAAACCCGTTATCAGTATCCCATGCTCTGAGTGCGTTGGCTCTGTTAAGAGTGGGGTTCGCGGCTGGCTCGAGATTACGTGACTAACTTTAGTAACTAAGGACGTCTCAACTATGCCATCAATGGCGGTTGTCAAAACTAGCACCCTACTTGCATCTACGGTGAGAACTATAGATGCAGCTATCGGTGTCAACACAACCTGGAGCCCCGCTGGAATATCCAACGGGATTGCTAGGTGGAATGACCGATCTGGCGGTATCGTCGTCGGTTATCCTTGGTTCACCCAGTCGATTCGGCCTCCTACCAAGGAGAACCGGGTCTACAAAGTGAGCCTGAAGATGGGGATCCCCCGACTGGCAACAACAGCGCCTTCGACGAACACGGGTATCGAACCCGCGCCGACGAAAGCGTATGAGCCAACAGTCCATGTTGATTTCCTACTACCCGAGCGCAGTACTTCAGCAGAGCGTAACGCTCTGTTGTTGCATCTGACCGGCCTCCTTTTCGCAACGATCAATGCGAGCGATGATGTACCCACAGATTTAACTGGGTCTCCCGTTCGCAGTGCCGTTATCGATCTCGAGAACCCATATTAATCACATGGGTCGTAGTAGTTAATCTGCCGTAAGGCAAACATGTAAAGGATCATCATGTCTTCTGAGAAGGATGACGACGCAAATTACCTTAAAGGTATTTCGTCTTTTCGTGTTCCACGTGCTGACACAGCTGTGGCTATCGAAAGTTTCTACTCTTCCCTTGATTGCCCGCGGTCTCTCGGCCTATGGTTACTGTTTAAAAACGGTGACCATGACCAGGTGGCAGCGGCTACAATCGATCCTCTGTGTTATAATGACCCAGAGGATTTTAGGACAGCTTACATAGCTACAAAATTCTTATCAAAGTACAAGGCGTTTAAAACTACCTTGGACTTAGACGAGATTGCTATGACAAAGTTTCTTCAGTTCGAAGAACTTTGTGCTGAAACGAACTCTCGCTTTAGATACCCTTTGTCTGATCCGAAAAAAACGGATTTGACGGTCTGGCTGCATCACGCAGTCAGGCAAAAAATAGAGCGTATCTTGGGTGAGTTTGACGAAGAGCAGTTCTTTGATTTTGCCGACTGGGGTCCTGGCGCTAGTACTTTGATAAAAAGGAAACACGCCAGTTCTCCAGCAAAATTCCAGTACGAGACTGGGATAACACGTGACTTGTACTCTCTACTCCCTATCGATTTACTCGCTGGTGTTTATCCAGCGTGGGCCTCTCAGTTAAAAGCTGAGGGATACCCAAAATACTACATAGGGAATAGAGTTGTCACTGTACCTAAGGATAGCACGACGAATCGGGTCATCGCAATAGAGCCAGGAGTTAATCTCTGGTTTCAAAAAGCTTTGGGCCGTCAAATCGAGCAAAAACTTAGGAAGTGTGGTATCGATCTCCGATACCAGAGTCGTAACCAGAAGCTCTGCAAAGAGGGAAGTATCTCCTCCAAGCTTGCGACTGTGGACGTCTCTTCCGCGTCAGATAGCTTATCGTTTGCCGTCGTGGAGGATTTGTTGCCTCCTAAATGGTTCTCGATGTTGAATCTGGCTCGGTCTCACTACGGGACGGTTCGCTCCGACACGAAACCAATCAAGTGGGAGAAGTTCTCCAGTATGGGGAACGGCTTCACCTTTCAATTGGAGACGTTGATATTTTACGCAATTAGTTCTTGTTGTGTAGAATACGTCGGGTCCGATACGAAAGTATCGGTTTACGGGGATGACATTGTCGTTCCCGTAGAATGCGAACAACCCTTCCTTGTTATGATGGACTATTTTGGCTTTATCGTGAACCGAAGGAAAAGTCATTTTTCTTCGTACTTTCGCGAGAGCTGTGGTAGTCACTTTTTCAAGGGGATCTGCTGTAAACCAGTGTTCCTTAAGGAACCGTTGTTGTCTTTTCTGCAAATTGTAAAGTTTTACAATGCCGTGAGGTTGCTAAGTCATAGGTCAATGTCCTATCTGGCCTGTGATTCGCGATTCAAACGGCTTTGCAACTTTCTGATCCGGTTAGTACCCTCGGCCTTGCGGCTCAGGATACCTTCTGGGTTGGGAGACGTTGGATTTATCGGAAACTTTGATGAATCCACTCCGCAATCACTGTTCAATACGGAAAACCAACTCTATTGGGAAGGTTTTCAAGTACGAACAGTAGCAGAATCTGGAGATTATATCTTCAGAAACTTCCAAGGCATCCTTTTAGGTGCTTTGTGGCTGCAGCAGAAACGATCTTTACAGATCGGGGTGTCTCGGCGAGAACAGATCTCCTACTCGTTAAAGCCGTCGTTGGCTTTTGCGGGGGAGTTCGGAGTTGCAGGATTCGAAGACGTGATTCCAACAGGTAATAAAATGCCTTTTGGAGGAACCAATCTTTTAGTGCTGCGGTCTGTTGTCGTTTCACAGTGGTACGAGTTGGGACCTTGGATTTAATCTAGG